AAGATGTTAGCCTTATCACCAACAGCTGCTGTTTCAGATGTTAAACCATATGAAGAAGCATTGATAGCTTCAGTAGCTGTTAATGTAGGTAGGAAGTTAGAAGTGTAAACATCCCAACCAAATACGTTTCTTACGAAACGATGGTCACGAGCAAAACCTTCTGTTACCATACCTTCAAACATTGGGTTGTTTGATACGTTAACTAAGTTTGTTAAGCTATTTAATGTAGCTTCAACTACAGGGTCAACGATAGCAATACGACCACCAGCTGGTGAGTTTGCTTTATCAAATGCAAGCTTCATAGAAATGAAGTCTTCCAATGTAATAGTTCTAGCATTAGATGCTGCAGAACCAACCCAACGGTGTGGTCGACCATTAACTAAGTTAAGGTTAGCAGCTGTTTGAGCTGTATTAGCTACGCTTAGGAAACGTGTTTCATGGTTTTCACCAAGAGCACGTGTTGATTCCATAGCACGCATAGCCATTAGAGTATCAACTTGAGAACCATCTTCACGGAGGTCATCAGAAACTTTCCATGCATCACCAACATAATCAGTGATAGAAAGAGTTAATGTACCTGTGTCGATAGGACTATAGTTGAGAGGAGTATCCTCAGCTGCATCTTGAATTGTTACTGTACCTACTGTCTTAATGTTTAAAGTTGTACCTGAACCGAAGTCTGTTACATCTCTCCACATACCTTCAGGAAGTAGATAGTCATGTAAGTTTTCAAGAATAAACTGTGAATACTGTTGTGCTTCAATAAAAGCACTAGTATTACTTGTCAATTGTGACATAATTTATCCTCTACGCTTGTTGTTTAATTTTCTCACCAGCAGCTCTCCAAGCATTAACTAAATCTTTAGTAGACTTATTTTTACCTACTCGAGCTGAAAGCTCTCCTGTAGGTTTAGTTTGTGCTAAAGATTCAGTATTTACAGAACCAGAAGACCTAGCTACATTAGATGGAGCTGAGTCAGTAAGCCCTGCTAGTCGTAAGACTACACTAGGTGAACTAGTAGCGAGACTGTTAAGTTGTTGAGTTGACATACCTAACTCACCAGCAAGTTTGTTATAAACAGTTTCTGCTTCAGACCCATACTTACCCTGAAATTTTTTAGCTACAGAGTCAGCATTTTGTTTAGCAGTCTTGGTCTGTTCATTACGCTGAAGTGTTTGATTTACCAAACTCATAATAGCGTCTTCGTTTAACTCAACCCCTTGAGTGGTGTTCTCTGCGGGTTGTCTAGTTTCAGACTTTAATTCATCAAGAAGTTCTTGTGTAGTTTTGCGTTTAGTTAGTTCTTCTTTCAACTGCGACATCTCTTCCTCTAAGGTTTTGATGTGCTGTTGAGCATGAGGAACTGACCTAAGTGCTTCCACTGCATTAGCATACTTCTTACCCTCACCAACTAAGTCTTGAGCTTCTGTCGGAATTTCAAATAGTTTTGCTTGGGTATCTGTTTGTTGAGTTTCTTGGGTATTTGACTCAACAGATTGTTCTTTTGTTGTTTCTTCTGTCATGTGTTATCTCCTTGGTCAGGCAATAAACTATACAGTTTTGTAAAAGCTTTCTGAATGCCCTGGAGATATGCTTGATGGTATGACCATGAGGGCATACTAAAGTTTTCTTCATCCATTGCTTTTCGTTGAGCTAATTTAATCTGTTCGTTACAGTAGTTTTTAATCTCTTGTAATGTTTCTTGTTTACTTAGACTCTTACCTTTGTCAGATTTCAAATCCATATATTTATTATACCATAAAATTAATAAAATGTCAAGTTATTACTGTGGTAATGGGGGATTTACCATAGCTTGACCAGCTATTTCTTGGTCTAACATAGCTTCTTCCATTCCGGGAGCCATAGCTTGACTTTGCAAATCTTGTTGAATTTGCATCTTAAGTTTTTCTTGTTCAGCTCCTTCAAATAACATAGCGTTATCTTTAATGAAGTCAAACTTTTCAAAACCCATGTACTCTTCAACCATATTTGCAAGTTTTTTAGCAGAAATATGGGGAGCAATCATTTGTCCTACTGGACTATTAAAGACTCCTAACATATTCTGCATTAACTGAGCACGTGTTGCGTAATGTCTAGCACCAATAGGTCTAAGTTTACCGCGAGCAGTTAAATCTTCTTTAGTAACAGATAGAAAATCTATTACACCATAGTCATCATCCATAACTTTAGCTAGTTCTGGAAGATTCATATTACGTTTAGCAGTTTCTAGCATAGTATTTAGTATAGGTTCTAGAAATTCTACTTCAAATTGATTAATTTTATTTTGGAATATACGTGATGCAGCATTTTGTAACTGCTGTACTTCAAATGCAGTCTTCTCACCGGGACTTCTAAAGCCCATAGCTTCCTTAGGAGCTCCTGCCATCTCTTCCATAATGTTTAATACTGCAGCAATTTCATTATTTACTTGAAAAGCAGCAGCATTAGGAGGCATAGCCTCTACATTACCATCTTCTGGTATGTGAATAGTTTGTTCAGGACCCCATTCAAAGGGTTCTACATCACCAGTTATCTTAAGAGGAGGATGAATAGTAAGGTCTAAAGCATCTGCTTTAAGATTTTCAAGGTGGTCAACACGATATTGTAATCCAACAAGATTATCTAGTGGACCCATAGCATATAGATTGTCTGTTCTTTTTCTCCAACCTACATGATGTTTATTATCACGACCAATGTAACTAGGGTTATCAATGTTTCGTAAGATGTAAGCTCTATCAATGATAGTAATAATTTTGTTTTTATATAATTTCTTTTCAATTCTATCATAAAAATCGCCTTCAAATTCTAGTAACTCTACATAACCTGACTGATAGTATTCTTGTAGTGTACCAAAACCTTCTGATATGTATGGACTAGCCTTATTAATATCTTCTTGTCTAAACTGTGATAAACTATTTCTAATATCAAGAGCTCTATCTACAGCTTTTTGGTCATAACCTAAGTCTGGTCTTTCTTCCATATCAATCATTAGTTCACCTACAGATTTAACATAGCGTGTAAACTTAGGAGACTTATCAAATGAAGGAGCAGTAGGATTAAATACAATATCAAATGGTGATATTCTATTTAACTTAGGACCATTGTAAGTTGTAATAGTTTCTTTAGTTACAGGGTCAATATGGTCTTCATTTACATATTGTACTTCTGCAAAAGCATTACCATAGTCAATGTAATCATAAACTAATTTTGATACTGTTTCTCTAAACCCTGATTCTTTTAGTTTAGTTTTAAGGTAAGCTTCAATAGCTCTACGTTTTGCAGCATAACTATCTTCTAGTGTAGCACCTTCCCACTTCATCCAGTCATCATTAGGAAATAAAGCATCCATGTAATTAGCATGTAAGTTATCTCTAATTTGAGTTAACTTAGGTAGGGTAGTTTTATTTTTCCAAGGGAGTTTAGAATTAGAAGTAGTTGAAGTATCAGTAGCAAAGATATAGCTACGGAGTTCTCTCCATTCTGCTTCTTTACTTTCTCTTTGAATCCACCATTGATTGTACAGCTCAGCAAGGTTTCTTGCCATTGTATCTGCATCTATAGCTTTTTCAAATTGTGCGACTCTGCCTGCCATATGTATTCCTTAGAATGTTACTCCACCAAATCTGGAGTGTGTCATAACGTTTTTACTTAAATAACTAATATTGTTTCTGAGTTTTGGTACTAAAGATATTGAAATAGCATTAGCCATTGCATCTTTAATATCATCATGAGGTGGATGTGTCATAGTTAGTTCTTCTTCAAGAGGTTGACAATTGCCACCTTTGTAATGCCACATTTGTTGATTGTGGTATTTAGGTTCTAGTATTGCATTAATACGTTGTCGTTTATCTCCCATGTATCTTGTTGGTCTAAATTCATCTATTACTAATGGAATACCATTAGGTCTAAGATAACTGTCTTTAAGTTCCTTAACAATAGTTTGTTGAGCTACAGTAATTTCTGCTCGTATCTTTCTAAAACCCCACTTCTCCCAAGCTCGTAGAATATGTTCATAGTATTCTACAATCCTATCAGTTTTAAATCTGTCAATATCTAATACGTAATAATTAGCTTGGTGGTCTACACCTATAATAACAAGGGCTGTACTATCAGCTTGTTTACGTAAAGAGAATGCAAAGTCAATGGCTGCATAAACATTTAACTTTCTATCTCGTATATACCAATCCCCTTCTTTATTTTGTAATACACTTCTATCATAATATTGAAAGTTATCTGTAGATATATTTGCAGTTTCTTTACTATTGGGGTCATTGTAATACTGTGCAAAGAACTGTGTCTGGTCAATATACTTAGCTCTGATTCTTGCTAATTCTTTTGCATCAAATCCAAAAGCTTTACCATCTTTTCTTTTTTGTTTAGCCCAGAGAAACTCACCATCTTTTTCTACTACTCTTTGAAACAATTCATATACTGGTTCTTCTGATTTTAGGTCGCCATCTTCATCATACAAGGATTCTTTCATATTAACCATAGTATCATAAATATCCCTAGGATGATAACGGGTACCAACCACCCACTCGAAAGCTCCAGGATTCTCAATAGAAGCGAGTTGGGAATATGCCGAAGAAACTTTATCTCGCCCTTCTTCCGTATACGCATTACTAGGAACAACAATGTCATCAAGAACAACAATATCAGCGTGAAATCCAGTAGTATTAGAAGTAAGACCAACGGCTTTAACAGTAGCGTCTCGAACACCTTCTTCCTTTCTTCTTGGATGGTCTACTGCTATCTCAGCAACAGCCCATCGTTCACGTTTACCTTCTTCTGAATTAATCATTTCTGCCCAGTATCGTCTATAGATAGGGCTATCTATAATATTTTTAATAGCATACAATTGTTTTTCAGCAAGGTCTGCTGTTGCAGATACATAAAGTATTGATGTTTCAGGATGCTTAGTAATCCACCATGCAGTTCTATAAGCTATTAACTTAGACTTCATATGTCCACGAGGAAGTAATACTAATTGATTAGCTTTAGCATCTTGCCTTTGCCACCATTGTATTAAGTCTTCATGTATAGCACCCAGCATTAAATGCGGAGCAACTAGTCGTATAAAAGTCAGCAAATCTGCTTCTGCTGCTTCTCTGATTTGGTCAATCTGAGTCATTATGTTTTCTTTTTTTGTTTCTTACCCCAGTTGTTTTGCATATCTTTATATGCTTTAGCACTTATAGTACTATTTTTTTTACTTCTGGACTTTTTTGCTTTCTTACGTTTATTAATGTTTTCTACTAAACTCATTACCACTTCACCTTATGCGCCCAATAGCGAGCACTTAGTTTACTTGGATTTGGGTCTTGAGCATTATGTCTTGCATAATAAGATTTTTTACGAGCTTTATCTTTAGCTGATGATGGATTCTTGCCAGCACCTTGTACACCCTGTTGTCCAAATCTAATAATCTTTTCTTTACCATTAGCACATGCTTTAACTATATGTGATTTAGTTTTATGCCCAGGTGTACGCTTAGGTTTATTGCATGGCATTTTCTTTTTACTAACAGGTTTAGTAGCCATTACTTAGCTATTCCTTTCATCTTTTCAAAAGTTCTTAACCCTGCCATACCTAACATAGCAAAGGTTAACTCTAATAAAATGTCATGGTCTATTGTAGGAATAGGGCTTGTTACACCATCTAATCCGTCTACATAAACTACAAGGGGATGTCCTACAAATAACCAGAAGATACCAATAGCACATGACCAACCTATCATTGGTCGCCAGCCTGCAACAAATACAGACCTATGCTGTGCTTCTACTTTATTAATTTCTGCTTGTGCTAGATTAAGTTTACTAGCATTATCAATTAAAGCTTTTTCAATTTCTTGTTTAGCTTTTTCTGCACCAGCTTTATCTGGTATAATCCTATCTAATACTGGTCCTATTAATGGAAGGATTGCTTGTAACATTTATTTCCACCATTTTAATTTATTTACTAAATTTGTAAGTCTTACTTTATTTACTCGAACAGTTGTGTCTAACTTAGGCATTACCCATTTTCTAAGTAATACTTCCCAAACTACAACACTAACTACTACTACAATTAATGCGTTCATAGTGTCTCCTTAAACATGTAGAACACTCATGACTACTGCTACAGCAATAGCACCAAAACCAGCCATGATTCCCCAAATTAATTTCCAAAGCATTTGTTCAATACGGTCAAGTCTATGATGTATTGTGTCATATCTTTCTGCACAAAGTTTTTCGTGAGCAACTAATTCGTCATGCGGACTCATTATTCACCCCAATTCTGATTGTGCATTACTGATATTAATTCTTCTACTGTTGTTACTGCTGCAATAGCAGCTTCTAATCTATCACACTCTGTTCTTACTGCGTCTCTTTTAGCTTCTACATCAACAGGAATGTCAACAGCTTTTTCTGATTTACGAGTAACATACCAATCGGTTTGAGCGAGGATAGTACCTGCAGTATGTTTAACTTGTGCAATCATATTAGATTTAAGACCTAATGTTTTTAGTTGTTGTAATGGTTGTTTATATACCATACTTCCTGTTGTACCATCATTATTAATTGCAGTTTCATCCCATACTTTTTCATATAAAGGTTGGTTATCTTCATCTACTTCTAATCTATCATCAAGCATCTTAGGATTATTGAGTTCACCATTCCAGTAGTATCTATCATCTGCTCGTACTGGGTCTGCTTCCCATGTAATACCAATTGCATCTTTATCTTCTTGTGATGCTATGCGTAACCAATTACTTGGGTACTGTATTTCGTTGTGAGTA